TCAGACAGATTCTGGCCGGGCACTTTCTTCGTCTGCGGCCCCCTGCGTGAGCGGTGCGTGAGCAGGCGTGCCAGTCGAAGCCTTCCGCGCACGCGGAACCGCGGCGGCCGAACGCTCCGTCAGTCCGTCCTCGTACTCCTCGAACAGCTCCATGTACGTGTCCGACGTGAGAACCACCGTCGAGTGCCGCAGCTTCTTGCTCGCGTCGTCGATGTCCCCGCCGCCGGCCTTCACCAATGCCGCCGCCCCGTGACGCAGGTCACGCAGGTTGATCGGAGGCAGGCCGGCCACACGCACGATCCGGCGGAACGTCTCAGACACCGTCTCCGGGTGAAGCCACGTCCCGTCCTCCGCGGTGAAGACCTTGCCCGTGTCCGTCCACGGCATGCCCTTGGCCAGCCGCTCTGCCTTCTCCGCCTGCTGCCGCGCCTGGTGCTCACGCAGGACCGTGACCGTGCCGCTGTCGATCCGCACAGAGCCCGCCGAGCCGTCCGTCTTCGGGTCCGTCTCGATGGGCGTCCAGCCGTCGACGACGATCTCCTTCGCCACCCGCACGGTCTTGGTCCCCAGAGACACGTTCTCCCAGTCCTGCCCGACGCCTTCGCCTCTTCGGAGCCCGTGGTAGGCGATCAGGTGGAAGAAGGCGTAGAGCCGGTCGCCCTCCGCGGCGTCCAGGAACTCGCCGAGCTGTGCGGGCGTCCACACCATCACCGGGCTCGGCTTCTCTCCCGTCTCACGCCACCGCGCGACCCGCTCATCCGTCCACAGCAGGCCTCTCGGGCGCTTCCCCGCCTCAAGCTCCACGTGCTTGGCCGGGTTGAACGTGATGTACTCCCGGCCGATCGCGAAGTTCAGCGCTGTGCGCAGCGTCCGACGGATCGCCTGCTGCGTGGCCTTCCCTGTCACCTTCCGGTACGGCGGCATGGCGGCCAGCTTCGCCCGCTCCTCGACCAGGCGCTGACGGTCGGCGCCTGGCGGGCGCCCGGCCTTGTTCCACCGGCACCGCTCGACCTGCTCGCGGCGAGCCTGGTTCTCCGCAAGGATCGTCTCGTTCGCCTCGTCGATGTCGTTGAAGAACGCCTGGAGGTGGCCGACTCCGAGCCGGTCGAGGCGCCGGTCGCCCAGGCCGGGGCGAAGGTGCACACGGACGTGCCCCTCGTAGCCGTTGAGGGTGGTCGCGCGACGGGACTTGCGTTTGACGTCAAGCCACTCGTCGAGCAGGTCGCCGACGGTGAGGGAGGCGGTCAGCTTCTTCCCGCGCACGAGCCGGCGTCGCGTCTCCTCAAGGTCCGGTAGCGGCGCTTTCTTGTTCTTGCTGACGCCTTCTAGGAGGTCGCCAACCTTGATCTGCCCCTCGGCGTCGTCCCCGTCGGGGAGGTCGAGGAGTGCCCGGACCCGGTCGAGGTCCTCCTGTGCCTTCTTGGCGGTCTCGTACCCGGAGCGGGAGAACGACCGGCGGGTTCCGTCGCCGCGGGCGGGGAGTTCCTGGCGTACCGCGTAGACCCCGTGTCGGCGCGAGGAGAGCTGCGGGCACGTCTTGCCGAGGGCCTTGCCGTCATCGTCGCGGCAGTAGCAACGGCGGTACGTCGAACCCTTCATGAGCTACCCCTTCGCAAGCAGCACAGGTGGCCACTGCCCATTGTGTCAGTCACCCGAAGACTTCAGGTGCTGCGCGTGATCCTTCTCGAACATCTCAAGCAGAGGCGACGCTTCAAGGTCGAGAGCAGCGGCCAGAAGCTCGATATAAACGGGCGCATGCATGAACGCGCCTGGAAAGTCATATCGGTCCGCCAGGATCAGGCTAATGATCCGCTTAGGTACCTTGCTCATCTGTGACAGGTCATCCTGGTCAATCCCCTTCGCCAGGCAAGCCTCCCTGATCTGATCGCCGATGGTCTTCGGCGCTTCGAACTCTTCAGGGCGCACCGCCAGCGCCGCCCACCCCAGGTCAGGGCGCTTCTCGGCCAGCAGGTTGGGCTCGACCTTTCCAGCCTCGACGGCAGCGTGCCAGCGCTGAACTTCGACGGGGCCGCTACCCTTCGCGAACAGGGATCCGAATAGCTCATCAAATGCTTCTTTGAACGCTTCGATCTTTTCCTCTGAAGCCTTCCAGCGGTATGCGAGATCGAGGAACATCGTCACGCCAACGGATACCTCCGTCGCCTCCTTAATTCTCATGGCAACTGCAGCCAGGAGAGGGTTCTCAATCTCCTCTGGAGAAAGCAAGGACATACGCTCGCTTACGGGGCCCTCTACAGCGAAGGACGGGTTGTACCCGCCGAGGATGGCCTCAATGCTGCCATCGGCGAACTGCAGTGCCTTCTCAACCCTGAGATACCCGGCGGGGATCTTGCCTCGCGCCGGCACCCTTCCGCGCTCGTAGTTGCTGATGGTGTTCTCGGACACCCCGGCCGCCTCGGCCAGCTCGCGCTGATCCATCCCAAGATGCTTGCGGCGGGCGGCGATCCACTCTCCGAGCCGCGCCCAGTCCTCCGGGGTGCGCGTTGTGGCCACGATGCTCAACCTTCCTCAACGTTAGTCAGTGTCGAGGTACAGCATCCACAACATTGCCCCTCGCCGCTACAGCACCCCCGGCCAACGCCCACAAGATCACCCACAACGACGAGACGACCCGGAACGTTGTGATTGAAGTTGGTCATAACGTTGCGTATATTGTGGGTAGAGCCGCAACGGCAACCACAATGGTGCCTTGCAGTCACAACGGAGCGTTGCCCATGACGCAGAGCGTTGAGCTGCTCACAACGAAGCAGCTCGCCGAGTACCTCAACAAGCCCGTCAACACCATCCGAGGGTGGCGGCACCGCAAGGTCGGGCCTACGGGCTTCCGCCTGGGGCGGGACATCGTTTACCGCCGCGCGGTCGTCGACTCCTGGCTGGCCGAGCGTGAGAAGACCGCAGCATGACGGCGGCTCTCTCGGTCGCCGAGATCCTCGACCTGCCCGCGCTCGTGCCCTTGTGGCCGACCGTCGGGAAAGCGCTCGGCCTCGCCGAGTCCACCACCTACCAGCTGGCCGCCGAGAACCGGCTCCCCAGTGACCTGGAGGTCATCCGCCTCGGCCGACGCCGAGTCGTGCGAACCGTCGACCTCCACAAGTTCCTGGGCCTCACGCCCGGAAACAGCGAAACGGCCGCGGAGGCAACCGCAGCCGTTTCGAACGAGCACCCCAGCCCTACCGCGTGAACAGCAAGAAAGCGAGGCACTCAATGGCGAGTGTAGCCAACACAGACGCAAGCCGACAGGCGACCCCCGGCCAGACGGAACTGGTCATAACCCGGGCCACCGTCACCGTCGCGCAGATCATGAACCTGCCCCTCGACCAGGTCCTCACCGCCCTGGACATCCGGGTCATCGAGTCGTCGATCACCGACGCCTCCTTCGCAGGCGGTGCCCTCGTCGGCAAGAACCAGAAGATCACCATCTTCATGCCGCCCGGCCGCGACGAGTTCGAGACGGACTGCATCACCCGCTACTTCATCGCGTACTCCCTCGGCCTGGACGTCCCGCCGCTGCCCGCACCGTTCAACGTCGAGATCAGCGACAACACCACCAACCTCCGCGACGCTTGGGTCAAGGCGGTCGAAGCATGACCGACAACCAGACCTGCACGGTCTACCCCTGGTGCGCCGAGACCGGCGAGCACACGGTTCACGCCTCCGACTACACCGTCCCCGTCATGTGTGACAGCGACGGCGACTGGGTCCTCCCCGCCAACCTCATGGCCGCCGACGGAGCCGTGTTCGTCGGATGGCTCGGAGAAGACCACACCCCCGCCCGCACCCGGTCGCGGGTAGCCGAACTCCGCCGTCACCTCAACGCCATCGAGCGCCTGGCCGCCATCGCCGAAAAGGCGGCCCGCCCGTGACCGAGACCACCACCGCGGCGGCCCAGGGAGACCTGGGCCGCCCGGCCCTGGACTGCCGCATCCCCGGGTGCACCGGCCAGTGGCACTACGACGACACCTGCACCAACGAGCTCGGCGAAATCACCTTCGACGAAGGCGCCGCCCTGCCCGTCGAGCACGTCGCGATCGTCGGACACCAGCCGTACATCGTCGCCTACGGCTACGAGTACCACTCGATCAACCTGCGCCGCCAGATGACCGAGCCCGGCCAGGTCCGCGACTTCGCCCAGCAGTTGCGCAACCTCGCCAACCAGCTCGACACCGCCGCCGACCACCTCGCAGGAGGCCAGTCATGACCGAACGCCGCCCCGGCCAGTGGCCGGTCGTGACGCCCGTCGAGCTTGCTGAGTCCGACGAGCAAGGTGAGCAGCACCTGGCGCTCACCAAGGCGCAGGCCGCGTGGGTCATGCCGCTGGAAAGCATCCGCGTGCACCTCGGCGAACAGCCCAGCATCGCCAGCATCCGCACCACTGAACGACGCCTCAAGGCCGAGATCGGCAACCTCGCCGACGCAGCCGTCCGCCAGCTCAAGAAGGCCGGATAGCTCAACCAGGTGGCCCGCCAGTCAGGCCGGGCCACCAACGCGGCCACCGAAATCAGCTCGAAGAAGAGAGCCGTTCGTGAACAGCACGACCGGGCTGACGCCCGAACTGATCCAGCCGGCTCGCCCGCATCACAGCAAGGAGCATCGCGTGAAAGGTGAGGGCCTGACCCGTCTGGTCAACGCGCTTGAAAGCCACGGCAGCCGAGGCCGGGGCAAGTCATGGCAGTGCCCTGCCCACGACGACCGGTCGCCGTCCCTGTCGATCGACCAGGGGGCAAACGGTGCAGTCTGGAACTGCCAGGCTGGGTGTGCGCAGGAGGAAGTGCTCAGCGCGCTCGGCCTCACCTGGCCCGACGTCCACGACGAGCCCCCGAAGAGGCGCGAGCGTCCACAGGTTGTCGCCGAGTATCCGTACACCGACGAGCAGGGCGAAGTCCTCTTCGTGGTTCGCCGCCTGGAGCCTGGATACGACGGGGAACGGAAGACGTTCCGGCAGTACCGTCCGGACGGCACCGCCGGGGTCAAGGGGATCCGTCGGGTGCTCTACCACCTGCCGCGCGTCCTCGCTGAAGCGGCAGCCGGCGGAACCGTTCTCGTCGTCGAGGGCGAGAAGGACGTCGACAACCTCAACGCTCTCGGCGTGGTCGCCACCTGCAACGTGGGTGGCGCGGGGAAGTGGAACGACAGCTACACGGCCAGCCTCCGCGGCGCGTCCGAAGTAGTCATCATCGCGGATCGCGACGAGCCTGGCCGTAAGCACGCAGAGGCCGTCTATCAGTCCGTGCGGTCTGCCGGTATCGCCGTGAGCGTCTTGGAGCCAGCCAAGGGCAAGGACATCTCCGACCACCTGGCGGCGGGTCTCGACTACGACGCACTGGTCACCCCCGAATGGCATCCCGGAAATCCCAAAACGCACACCGGATCTCAGGAAGCGGAACAGCCGCGGGGTTCTGGGAGTTCTGGGACGCAAAACGGGATGCCCTCCTGGGAGGAGCCCGTACCGCTCGACAGCCGTGTCCTGCCGCGCTTCCCCGTCGACACGCTCGGCAAGCTCGCGCCGTTCGTCACCGCGACAGCCGAAAGCCTGCAAGTGCCGGACGACATGGTGGCGTTCGCGTGCCTCGCCACGATCTCGACCGCGACCGGCGGGCGCCGCAAGGTCCAGGTCAAGCACGGCTGGAGTGAATCGACCGCGCTCTACCTCACGGCGCTCGCCGACTCCTCCGAGAAGAAGACCCCGGCGCTCAACGCCGCGTGCGACCCGCTGCGAGACATCGAGACCGAGCTGATCGAAAAGGCACGCCCCGCCGTCGAGGAGACGCGGCAGGAGATCCGCATCACCGAGAAGGCCATGGAGGCGGCCGAGAAGGTTGCGGGCGGAGGCAAGGCGGCTGACCGTGAGGACGCCAAGGCTGACGCAGAGGCCGCACGGGAGAAGCTCCTGGAACTGGGCGACAACCCCGCCCTCCCGCTGATCCTCGTCCGCGACATCACCCTTGAAGCACTCGCGCTGCGCATGGCCGAACAGAAAGGCCGGCTCGGATCCCTGGCCTCCGAAGGGGGACTCTTCAAGATCGCTGCCGGGTTGTACGGCAACAACGGCAAGGCGAACACCGACCTGCTGCTGGAGGCCTACACCGGCGGCCCGTACAGCATCGAGCGAATCGGGCGGCCCGATCGCCGCATGCCGTCTACGTTCCTCGCCCTCGGGATGATCATTCAGCCCGGGATGATCGCCGGGCTGGAGAAGAAGAACCCCGAGTTCCGCCAGTCCGGGTTCCTCGGACGCTTCCTTTACGCGAAGCCCGCCCCCACCGACACGGACACTTTCGACACCCCGGAAGTCTCAAGTGACGTCGCCGACGACTACGGCCAGCGCGTCCGCACCCTCGTCTCCGACGTATGGAACACGAGCGACATCATCGTGATGCGACTGTCGGTGGAGGCCCGCGCCGAGTTCGGCCGCTTCTACGATGCGTTCGCCAAGCGCCGCAAGCCCGGCGGCGACCTTCACGACATCGCCGACTGGGCCGGAAAGCTCCGCGGCCAGCTCGTTCGTATCGCCGCGTGCATCACCCTCTTCGAGGACCCCGCAGCGCAAGAGATCAGCCTCGAACGCATCCAGGCCGCGATCTCCATGGCCCCCTACTTCATTACTCACGCTCGCGCCGTCTTCGACCTCATGGGCAAGAACCGCGAAGGGGCGCTCAAGCCGCTCCGCGACCTGCTCGCCTGGCTTCGGAGCCGGTCAGCCCCCAACGCCGACTTCTCGGCAAGGGACGCCTGGCAGGCACTGAAAGGCCGGGAGTGGGCCGAAGACATGGACACCATGAACGAGGCCCTCAAGGAGATGGAGCGCCACGGGTGGATCGCTTTCCGCCCCGCCGCCGACTCCGGCAAGCCAGGGCGTAAGCCGTCCCCCCGCTTCGACGTGCACCCCTGGGTTGCAACCCCTCCGGAGCCTCCCACAAATCCCAGAACCCCGAGTTGATCCCAGATCTCAGGACGGTTCCCAGGTTCTGGGAGTTCTGGGACGCCAATCGCCTATGCCTCAAGGAGCTCTGACACAGATGGCTCACGCAACTGGCTCCACCACCCCGTTCAACCCGAGTAGCGATGACGACGTCGCGGCCCTGATCGACATGTACCGGGAGTACCTCCTTGAAGGGCTCGACCGTGTTGGGTACCTGGCCCCCGGTCTGCCAGCTGCCGCCTGGCTCAACACCTTCATCGTCCGCGTCAATGGCCACGCCGCAGGGTTCTGTTCAGCGGACACCCAGCGGTACGCAATCGAGCTGATCTACACGAGCCCGGAATACCGCGGGCGTGGCCTGGCCAGCCAACTGCTCACCGACCTCAGCTCAACCTGTCCGCAGCCGATGCGGCTCAAGTTGCCGCTCTCACCCGGGGGCGAGGCGCTGGCGAAGCGTCTGGGGATCGGCCTCTCGCATCCCGACGTCGAGGAGATCCGAAGGGCGGAGCACCTCATCGACGACCTGCACCGCACCATCAACCAGCACTGCACGCACAAGCGGATCGGCGACCCCCGCAAGCCCTGCATGCGCTGCTATCGCAGACGCGCGAAGCCCGTAGCGGAGGCCGCTGTGATGCCCTACGTCGTTGCAGCTCGGGCCGCTGGCATGTTGCGCGCCGCATAGGACTCCGGCGCTTCGCCGCCCAGCGTGACGAAAACCGTGACGCAAACCCGACCGCCGGCGAAACGAAACCCGAAACGAAAACACCCGAGGAGAACCCGTGACCGACATGACCGACGCCGAGGCCAAGGCCCTGTGCGATGAGCTCGGCATCGAGACCAAGACGGCCGTCCTCGACGGCCAGACCGTCACCGTGATCAGCGAGGAGGGCATGAGGAAGCTCGCCGACCACGCCCCCATCGGCGCGACCGCAGCACACGCCAAGGTCGACCAGATGTTCGCCGCCGTCCGCGAAGCCACCCGCACCACCACCCCGCCCAGCACCGACGTCGACAACTTCTCCGTCGCGGAGTGGCAGCGCATGGCCTACGTCCTCGGCGTGGACATCGAGGTCACCACGGACACCTTCGGCCGGCCCGACGTCCGCCTCGACCGCAAGGCGATGCGCGCGTTCCGGGACGCCGCCCTGCGCAACGGCTTCGCCGACATCGCCAGCACCTTCACAAAGGCCCTCAAGGGGGAGAAGTGACCACCAACATCATTCCTCTCGGCGACCGCCGCAGCACGACCTACACCGTTCAGACGGTCGAGGTTCGAGAGGGCACGTGCACCGCCGATCACGGCGAATGCGGGAAGCCCGGCGTCATCGCGGTGCGCGTCACCATCGACCAGCAGAGCCCCGACGAGTGCAGCACGCTGCGGATGACCATGTGCGCCGACCACCGGGACGATGCCGCTCGGCTGCATCAGCAGCAGGTGGCCAGTGCCCGCGAGATGCAGGACCCGGTGAAGCACGCCGCGTTCCTCGCCGCCGCTGGCATCACTGACTGACCGCGCAATGGGCCGGGCCCGCAGGTATCGGGCCCGGCCACCCACCCAGCATCCCGCGGCCGACAACCTGTCGGTCGCAAAACCGAAGGAGATCCCCATGGCAGGCGAGACCACGGTCACGATCGTCGGCAACCTGGTCGACGACCCCGAACTCCGCTTCACCCCGGCCGGTGCCGCCGTCGCGAAGTTCCGGGTCGCATCCACCCCCCGCGTGTTCAACAAGACCACCAACGAGTGGGAGGACGGCGAGGGCCTGTTCCTCACCTGCTCGGTCTGGCGGCAGCAGGCCGAGAACGCCGCCGAGACCCTGAAGCGCGGCATGCGGGTCATCGTCCAGGGCCGGCTGAAGCAGCGGTCCTACGAGGACCGCGAGCAGGTGAAGCGCACCGTGTACGAGATCGACGTCGAAGAGGTCGGCCCGTCGCTGCTCCGCGCGTCGGCCGCGGTCACGAAGAACCCGTCCGGGAATGGCGGCCAGGCGCAGGGCGACGCGTGGGCCGGAGCCAAGCCCGCCGGACAGCAGCAGCCCGCCCAGCAGGGCGGCGGATGGGGTGGTGGTCAGCAGGCACCCGCCGCCTCCGCCCCGGCGGCGCCTGCCCCGGGCTACTCCGACGAGCCCCCCTTCTGATCGAGGAGACGAGCATGAACACCGTGACCGCCCTGATGTTGGGCCTGGAGGCGGGGGCCGCTATCGGCCTGGTGGCGTTTGCCACGGGCACCTGGTCGGCCGAGCGGACCGCGGGCCGTGCGGACCGGGCCGCCGCCCGCCAAGCGCTGCGCCTGGCCGCCGCAGACAGCTTCTACATCCAGTTCCTCACGTACCGGTTGGGCCGGCGCCGGGCGGTCGACGTGCCGCTGCGGTTCGAGAAGGCCCACGCGGGCCGGACGTGGGGGGACGCGTGAACGGCGACGGTACAAAAGGGTCCTCGCCAGTGAGTACCCCTGCCCCTGACCAGCAGGGTTTCGCCCAGGCCGAAACCCTTGAGGGGTACACGTCGGCGTGTACCCCTGGCGGCCAGGAGGGTACCCAGATTGTGGGTACCCCTGGCGGCCCACTTACTTCCCCGGAGGAAGCAAGTGAGGGGTACGAGCTGGTCCGTACCCCTGGCGGTGACCTGCGTGGTGCAGCAGGCAACGCAGGTCCGGCCAACCGTGGCGATACCGAAACGACTGCTGCGGACAATCTATCCGCAGCAAACGGCAGCCGTGGGGAAGGTGCCACGGTTGCCAGGTCCCGCGAGGACCTCGCAAACGGCAGTCGTGGCGATATCGCAACGACTGGATCCGACGGGGGGACAGCCTGTCCCCCTGCCGTAAGGGACACCCTGTCCCCTTCGAACGACAGCCCTTCTCCGGGAAGGTCAGTCGTGGGGCTACAGCCCACAACCTTGGGCCAGCCGCCCATAGCTGTTGCTCAGCAGGCAACGACTGTGACCGAGACGGTCACGGTTGCCCTGCGGGACCGGCTGCGTGGGGCGTTGCGTCGCCACATCGACCCGGACGACGACACCATGCCCGCCCTGGACCACGACGGGTTCGTCTGGGTCGACACCGACGACGTCCTCGACGACCTGATCAAGGCGATGCAGCCGCCGCCGGTGAAGTACCCCATCACCACCCACGCCTACCAAGGTGACCGGTTCCTCCACCCCTGCACCGCCCGCGGCTACGGCTCCATGTGCGGCGCCACCGAGTACGACCACATGGAGCCCGAGTGAACACCTGCCAGCTGTGCGAGCAGCCCGACGAGACCGGCAGCTACCTCTGCCCCGGCTGCACCAAGGCCACCCGCGTCCGCCTCGAAGGGCTGCCCGTTCTGTACCGCGGGCTCGGTGCGCTCCTCACCCCGGCTGGCGGCGTCGGCCAGGGCCGCACAGGGAAGGGCGGCCCCGCGCCGATCCCCGTCTCCCTCGACGTCCTCGACGTCCGCGGCCCCGGCGGCATGGCCGGGCTGCTGGAGTCCTGGGTCGACGCCGTCCGCCACGACCGCGGCCGCCCTGAACCCCCGCACACCGGGAGCCCCGAGGGTCGAGTCGACCGGGCGTGCGGCGAGCTGCTCGGCCACATGCCGTGGATCGCCGTGTCGTGGCCGGAGGCTGGCGAGTTCGCCGGGGAGATCCGGGACCTGGCCCGTTCGGTGTCGTCGATGATCCGGCCGCCCGAGCCGGACCGTGGCACCCGGGTGGGGAACTGCCAGTCGGTCGACGTGAGCGGCGCGATCTGCGGGGCGGTGCTGTGGCTGCCGCCGGGCGAGCGGGTCGTTCACTGCGGCTGGTGTGGGATGAGCTGGCCTCCGGCGACGTGGGCGCAGTTGAAGACGTGGATCGACGAGGACACGAAGGCCCGCGATGCGGCATAGCTACTTGCCTAGGACACGCCGTCCTAGTAGAGTCGTGGCTGTGCCAACAACCGATTGGCGCGAGCGCGTTGATGCCGAGAATCGGCGACAGCGCGAATTGCGAGACGAGATCACAGCCAGCTCCCGAAGACGAGCGGAAGCGTTCGAAGAAGGTGTAGCGGAACTCGGCTCCAAGTCGGCTGTCGCCCGAGAAGTCGGGATCGACGTCCGCGCCGTAAGAAGAGCGATCAACGAGTACGGACCGGCGACTGCACCGCCGCCCAGCTCGACAACCGAACACTGACACAAGTAGGCCCCCCGGCTAAGGCGACTGCACCGCCCGCCGGAGGGATCACTACCCGGGACACCGGACGCGCGTCAACGCGGCCGGCTCCTACCGCCCACCTTGAGTAGACCAAGGAGACGGCTATGGCTAACTCTGCCATGCCCGCGGCCACCGCCGCGACGACCCCCGCGCAGCAGCTCAACGAGCGCTTCGCCACCATCTACGCACAGTTCCAGCCCCGCATCACCAACCTCGTCCGCAACGAAGTCCGAGGCGGAAACCACCACCTCGCCGAAGACCTCACCGCCGACGCCTTCTACCGGGCCTGGCTCGACCTCCACAAGTGCACCGCCACCACCGACGCCCAGCTCTACAGCTGGCTCGCCACCCTCGCCCGGCGCACAGTCACCGCCCACTACCGGACCAAGAAGAACACCGCCGAGCAGCCCGCCGACCTCGGCCACTGGTCCTACTCCAACCGCCCCATGAACCAGGCCGGCGGCTACTACGCCCCCGCCCCCACCGGCTTCCGCACCGCCGCCATCGGCAACGGCGACAGCGACCCCGACATGGACGAGGCCCTCCGCCGCGCCCGCCAGGCGGTCAAGCGATGAGCGGCGACCGGCCCACCGTGGCCCCCGAGCCCCGCCGCAACCCCGACGGCACGGTCACCATCACCACCCTCGACGCGGGGGACGTGCGCGTCGCCTGCCCCTCCTGGTGCTTCGTCGAGCACGGCTACCGGGTTCCGCCGGCGAAGGCGGAGATCACCCACCGCAGTGAGCCCGTATGGGCTTTGGCCGACACCCCGGAGCAGGGGCCGACCAGCCTGGTCGAGGTGTCGTTGGTGCAGTGGCCGTACAGCGACCGCACCGCCGTGTTCCTCGGTGTCGAGACCGATGACGGGTTCCTGGAGGTCGGCCCGACCGGGGCCCGCAAGATCGCACAGGCCCTCCGGGTTCAGGCCGCCCACATCGATTCGATGGCCGCCCAGCTGGTCAACCTGCGGGCCGGTGAGAACCAGTGACTGCGAACCTCACCCGCGGCCAGGTCATCATCCTGTCCGCCGCCGCCGTACCGATGGTCGCCGTCGGCGGCCTCGGCGGCTGGGGCACCTACACCAACATCGTCGCCGAGTTCAACCGGGCAGCCACCGCCATCGGCGTGGTCATGGCCGGCGAGGGCGTCACCCTGGTCATCGCGATCGTCATGGTCGGCGTCACCATGCTCGGCCAGGCCACCCCTGCCCCCGCCCGCATCGGCCTGTGGGTCGCCCCCGTTGCCGCAGGGCTGACGGGGGTGGTCGTCGCCGACGACTTCACCGAGGCCGTCGTCTACGGCATGACCCCGCTGGCCATGTCCGCCGCCGCCGAAGGGCTGGGGTTCCTGGCCCGCCGGGTCGTCGTCTACACCACCGGCATCGACATGGAAGCTCAGCGCCGCAACGCCGCCACCATGCAGCGCCTCGCCTACCACCAGGCCCGCGCCGTGAAGCACCCCGACAACCGGGTCAAGAAGCGGTCCGAGCGCGCCTCGTGGCGCCTGGCGCGCCGTGTCGGACACGGTGACGCCGAGCTCGGCCACAGCCTCGTCGACGTCCAGCGGGAGCAGCTGACCCGCGGGGCCGGCGCAGCCCTCGCCGACATGTACGCCCTCCCGGCAACCGTGACCGAGACGGTCACGGCCCCCCTGGCCAAGCACTCGGCCACGGAGGTGCTGCGGCGCCGCTTCGCCGAGATGGACCCGGCCGACGCGATCCGTGTCGCACATGATGCGCACCCTGATGCGCCCCCCGCCGAGCTCGCCTCGATGCTCATCACCTACGGGGTCATCGTCGACGCCATCCAGGTCGCGCTCGTTCTCCATGGGCAGCCCGACGAAGTAACCGTCGACCGTGACGATACGGATGATGCGGCCCCCGATACGCCCGGCGATACGGGTGATGCGCCGCAGGTCAGAGGGCGCCCCGCCCTCACCAAGGCGCAGGCCATCCTCGAAGCCGCCGCAGCCCTCGGGCCCGGCTTCAAGGCCGCCGACGTCGTCGACCGCGTCAAGCGCATCAACCGCATCACCACCGACGACGCCTACGTCCGCACCGTCCTCCACCGTGAGAAGAAGTCCACCCCCGACACCAACGAGCGCCCCATGGAAGGCGGCTTCCTGTGAGCGACATCGAGAAAGCCGCGGAGGACGCCGTCGAGGCCGCGGCGAACTCCCAGCAGCTGGCGCTCATCGCGGCCGCGCTCCAGGCACAGCAGCTCACCCAGCGGCCCCCGGCGCCCGCGCCCGTCGCGGCACCGTCTGGGGGCGCCGCGAAGTGGATCGGCATCGGGATGGGCGGCTCGATCTTCCTGGTCGCGTTCGCCCTGTCCGCCATCGCCGTCGCCATCAGCGCGGTGGCCCTGACCGGGTGCGTCCTGATCCTCCGCAGCGTCTGGCGGGACGTCCAGCGGGGCCGCTGACGGGCGGCTGTCCGCCCGGTCCCGCACCGGGCGGGCGGCGGACCGGAAAGCCCGGCCCCACACCGAGAGGACAACCCATGCACTCGTACACCCGAGCCGAGTCCCGCCAGCGCGGAAAGCTGTTCCGTAAGGGCCTGCGCCAGTCTCTCGCCGACAACGTGGACCCCGCCGTCGTGCGGAAGATCGAGGCCATCGACCAGTCGGCGGCCGAACGGGGCCAGCGGGAGCTGAACGCCCTGCACGGTGTCCGCGACGGTGACCGGCAGGCCGTCGCCCAGGCCAAGGCCAAGGTGCGCACCGCGTCCCGCGAGGACAAGGCCGCCGCCCGGCAGGCCCTCCGGGACGCCGAGCAGCAGCTCAAGCGTTCCGAGAAGGCCGTCAACAGGGCCGAACAGGCGTAGCTACACCCGGGGCGGCCGCAATCCGCCAAGACCACCGGCCGCCCCGGCCCCTGACCAGCCAACAGACCAGCAGGAGACCCACATCATGACGGACCTCGACACCCGCCCCGTCAACGGGCACACCCTCACCAAGCTCCACCCCATCCCGCCCGAGACCCTCGACACCCCGCCGGCCCCCGTCGACAAGCCCGACACCGTCGAAGCCGTCGACCGCCCCGACAACCCGCTGGCCGACTGGCTGACCGTGCCCGACGTGCCGGTCCTGCCCGTGTGGGCCCGGTCCGCCGCGTCGATCCGCGCCAACGTCGCTGCGTTCGCCCGCCTCACCTGGTGGCAGGCCCGCTACCACGGCATCCGCACCCCGAAGTACCTGGTCAAGACGCTGCTGCTGGCCGCCCGCGGGTTCTACCGGGCCACCGTCGGCATGTGGCCGACCCTGTCCGCCCAAGACCACAGCGCCGCCGTGAAGGCCCTGCGCGCTCAGTCCAAGGCCAAGCCCGAAGACGTCGAGCTGGCCACGCGGCTGCAGCTCGCCCACGCGGAGCGCACCCGTACCCGCCGGTGGCGGTTCGGGGCCGCCGCCACCGCGGTTGCTGCCGCCACCATCGGCATCATGCTGGCCGACCCGATGGTGCAGGCCGGTGTCGCCGCAGCGGTCGTCACCCCGCTCGCCCACCTCGGGCGGGGCAAGGACACCGTGCTGCTCGACCAGGGGGCGCCACCGCTGCGGGTCGACATGTCCGCGCAGCAGCTCAACGACGCCCTCCGTGCCGCTGGCCTCCTAAAAAGCGGCCGGGGCGACGAGGAAGGCCCTCGGGTTACGTGCACGATGGGTCCGGTTCGTGACGGCCGCGGCTGGGCGGTGATCTTCGACCTGCCCAGGGGCGGGGGCAAGACCGCGTCCGACGTCCTCGCGAAGCGGGAGGTCATCGCCCAGGAACTCGGGGTCGATGAGATCCAGGTCATCATGTCCCGCGTCCGTGCGGCCAAGGGCGGCAACGCCGGCCGGGTGTCCATGTGGGTCGCCGACGACGACCCGTACCTTGGTGCCCCGAACCCGTCTCCGCTGGCCAAGGCGCAGACGTTCTCGATCTGGGATCCGATCCCGTTCGGGCAGGACGCCCGCGGCAACCGCATCGAAGTGCCCGTCATGTGGCAGTCGATGTTCTTCGGCGGCCTGCCCCGCCGGGGGAAGACGTTCACGCAGCGCCTCATGACCGCGGCCGGGCTCCTGGACCCCTACGTGCGGCACTACGTCGCCGACGGCAAGGGCGGCGCCGACTGGATGCCCATGCGGGCCGTCGCGCACCGCCTCGTCATGGGTGCCGAGGACGACGCCATCGAAGCGCTCAAGGCGATGCTCGCCGAACTCCTCATCGAGATGGAACGCCGCTTCGCGATCCTCCGTGAACTCCCTACCTCTCTGTGCCCCGAGGGCAAGCTGACCCCCGAAATCGTGAAGCTGAAGAACCTGCCGGTCATCTTCGTGACCATCGACGAGCTGCAGGAATACTTCACCGCGATGGAGAAGGACGACCGCGACCAGGTCATCAACGACCTGTGCCGCATCGCCCGCCGCGGCCCCGCCGCCGGGTTCGTGTCCAACTTCGCCTCCCAGCGCCCGGACGCCGAATCCGTACCCACCAAGCTCCGGGAGATCATCACCCTGCGGTACTCAACGCAGGTCGTCGACAAGGCGTCTTCCGACATGGTTCTCGGCAAGGGCAAGGCCGCCCAAGGCGCCGACGCGTCCGTCCTGTCCGAAGACCACGTTGGTACCGGGGTGCTCGTCACCGGGCCCGCGTCCTACGTCACCGTGCGCGCCGACTACCTCGACGGCGTCGAGTTCACCAAGCTCTGCACCACCGGGCGCACCCTCCGCCAGGCCGCCGGCCAGCTCACCGGAGACGCCGCCGGAGACGTCACCGCCGCAGCCGACGCCGCCGGGCTCAAGATCCCCGCCATCCTCACCGACGTCCTCGAAGTGATGCGCCACAGCGTCCGCATGTTCACCACCGACCTCATCGCCGGACTCGTCAACATCGACGAGGACACCTACGGCGACTACAACCCCGAGCGCCTCGCCGCCGAACTCGAAGCAGCCGGCGTCAAGCGCACCAGCAAGCAAGTCAAGATCGGCGGGGTGGCCCTCGCCGGATACCAGCGGCGCGACATCGAAGGCGCCGCACCCCTCGAAACCCTCCTCGGGTAGAGGGGGCTCCCTCTACCCGGACCCCGAGCACTCGCCTTCACCCGGCCCTCCTGGCATCCGCCCGGGGGGCCGGGAAGTACAGGGGGCCCTTTACCCCGGTCATGGGGGTGGTCATGGCCTGCGACCTGCAAGGTAATGCGAGTAGAGGGGGTCACGGCACACCCTGATCATCCCCGCCACGGCCGAGACTCGGCACGGCACAATGAGCTCATGGAGTACCAGCGCCCGCCCATCGGCACCCTCACCACCAGCCTCGCCGCCCTCTCCGCCGGCGTCGCCCCCGCCACCATCCGCGACTGGGTCCGGCGCGGCCTCCTCACCCGCTGCGGCGGCAGCCCCAAGCGCCCCCTGTACCGCGTCGCCGACGTCGAAGCCGCCCGATACGCCGCCAAGCCGACCCGCGACAACCAGCGCACCGCCAAGGCAGCTTGACCAGCGACGATCCATGCGCCACGATTTGAGCACCACACGCATGCCCACAAGCCCCCGCGAAGGCCCCACGGCCCCGGGGGCTTCGCCGTACCCCGGGAGGTGACATGGCCCTCCCCGACGGCGTCCCCACCATCACCGTCCGAGACACCCGCACCCGCCCCGACGGCACCGGGCACCTCGGATCGTTCGACCTCACACCCGGCCCCGCAACCGTCACCCTCACCGACCACGGGCAGACCATCATGGGCGCGGCCACCGCCCACTGGGACGACGACACCGGCCAAGCAGCCGTCGCCGTGATCGTGGCCGACGCGCCCGGCATGAACCCGCAGGGCTGGACCTACACCCTCACCGAACACCCCTACGACGGGCAGACCCGCTCGTACCCCGTCCTCCTCACCACCGCCCTCGGTGCCGAAGTCGACATCGCCGACCTCGCACCGGTCGAGCCCTACGACGGCGACTACGTCCTCGTACCCGGGCCCCGCGGCGAGAAAGGCGACAAGGGAGACAGAGGCGATGCAGGCCTCCCGCCCACCGGGGACCAGGTCGGCGTGACCCGCACCGTCGACAAGCCGAGCGACGAGCAGGTGCTCAGCAGCACCGTCCTCCAGGACGACGACCACCTGAGCGTGTCCGTCACCGTGGGCGGCCGGTACGCGGTCGACGCCATGCTCGCCGTAGACGGAGACCCCGCCGCCGACCTCCTGCTGACGCTGGCCGCACCGCCTGGCTCCACCGGCTACTGGACCCCCGGCGCCATCACCCTCGGCGTGTCCGACGGCACCGGCAGCATCCGCCTCACCCGGTACGCACCCGGCGCCTCCATCGGCGTCGGTATCACCGCAGCCGGCCTCATCGTCGCGCCGCTCGGCACCATCACCGCGGGTGCATCCGGCAGCATCACCGTGCAGTGGGCCCAGAACGTCAGCAGCGCCACCCCCACCATCCTCCGAGCAGGGTCCTGGCTCAGGGTCACACGCACCGGCTAACGGCCACGCCGCCACGGACGATCCACACCACCCGGGCGCAACGTCACTTCCGGCTCAACACCCGACCGACGCTGACGGGCAGTCGCCGCGACCGCCCCCACGATCAGACACCCAGCCGGGACCAACAGCCACAACACGTGCGTCCACACCGCGACCAGCACCAGGAACACACCCGCGGCCACCACACCCACCGCACCATCCGAACGACCAGACACCGCAACCCCCTCCAGTTCGAGGGCAACACGGTACGGCGCAGGAGGTGCACACCGTGGCGAGACGCCGAGCCCTGACCGTCTGCTCCGTCCCCGGCTGCCCCCAGCTCACCCCCGCCGGCCGATGCCCCACCCACCGTGCCGAAGCCGACCGAGCACGCGGCACCGCACGACAACGCGGATACGGCGGCGAGCACGAGCGACGCTTCCGGCCCGGTGTTCTCGCCCGCGACCCGTGCTGCCGGTGCACCGACCAGGCGCACGGCCACCCAACCCCATGCGGCCAGCCCTCCGTTCACGCCGACCACTGGCCACTCAGCAGGCGCGAGCTGATCGCACACGGCCTCGACCCGGACGATCCGCAACACGGCCGAGGCCTATGCCATCCATGCCACAGCAGCCAGACCGCACGGCACCAGCCAGGAGGATGGAACCAGTGACCAGCACAGTACTCATGACCATCACCGAGGACGACGTTCACAAGCACCGTGAGGCGCTGTGCAGGTGGGTGGAAGCCAACGGGCTCAACCCGAAGGACATCGCCTCCGCGCCCGGGGTCACCATCGAGCGGACCGGGAAGCGCACGGACATCGTCTGGCGTCAGTTCCAGCGCGACGACCAGGGGCGGATCATGTCCGACCCGGCCGACCCCACCACCGCCTGGACCGTCCGCAAGGCCACCCGGATGACGAGCCCGCCGGCCGAGCACGGCTACCCGGAGACCGAAACGATCAAGGCTGATCGTCACTCTGGGTCATGATCACCCCGGGGAGGGGCCCCAATCAAGATCATCCTGAGGACCGCCGGGGAGGCAGCTCGCTGTGAGTACGGGTCTGGGGACCCCCTCACCGGCCCCGGAGAGTGACCCGCTGTGACTACTGCTCGTGCCGCGACGGCCGGGCTGGACGCGCCGCGACGGCGCGAAGGAGGACCCCATGGCAGGTGTCGGCCCCACGCCGTCCCCGAACCGCCGGCGGAAGAACGCAGACCCGGTCGCGACGACTGTGCTGCCCGCTGACGGCTTCACTGGCCCGTCCCCGGACCTTCCGGGCGGCCACGACTACAACTCCCGGACACTGGCCTGGTACGAGACCTGGCGGTCCTCGCCGCAGGCCGCGACGTTCCTGGCGACGGACTGGCAGCGGCTGCACATGCTGGCCGAGCTGGTCGAGAAGTACTTCAAGGAGCCGTCGAAGGAGCTCCTGTCCGAGATCCGGCTGAACGAGGCGGCGATCGGGGCCCTGTCGGCGGACCGTATGCGGCTGCGCTGGTCCCTGGGCAGCGCGGAGGTCGGCAAGGGGTCGGAGCGCGCGGCCGAGCGGGCAGCGGCTCGGCAGGGCAAGGGCGACCCGCGGAAGCGGCTCCGGGCGGTCGGTGACGAATGAGGACGCCGGGGCCGCGCCGATCCCTCGGCTACGCCCTCGCGGACTGGATCGAGTACTACCTGCCGCACGGCCCCGGCGACGTCCAGGGCCAAGAGATCGTCCTCGACGAGGAGATGCTGCGATTCTTCGCCTGCGCCTATGCGATCGACGGGCGGGGTCGGCGCCGGTTCGACGAGGTGATGCTGTCCCGGGCGAAGGGCCGGGCCAAGTCCGAGGTCGCCGGGATGGCGGTGGTGGGCGAGGCGCTCGCTCCGGTGCGGTTCGACCACTGGGCGGAGGCTGGGGAGGTCTCGGACTGGGGGTACGAGTACGAGGTCGGGGAGCCGGTTGGCCGGCCGGTGACGTATCCGTTCATCCGGTGTCTGGCGACGGAGGAGACGCAGGCGGGGAACACCTACGCGAACGTCACCTACATGCTCAGCCACTCCGAGCGGCTCGCCGAGGACTACCCGGGCGTGGACATCGGGAACGACTGGCAGAGCTCGACTCGGGTGTTTCTGCCGGACGGTGGGGAGATCCGCCCCTCGACGGCCAGCTCGGCGGCGAAGGACGGCGGTAAGGAGTCGTTCTCCGTCGCGGACGAGACGCACCTGTACGTGCTGCCGGAGCTGCGGGACATGTACGAGACGGTCGAGCGGAACACGATGAAGCGGAAGGCCGCCGAGCCGTGGTTCCTCCAGACGTCGACCATGTACGCGATCGGTGAGGACTCGATCGCCGAGCGGACGCACCGCAACTTCAAGGCGAAGAAGGCCCCGCGCCTGTACTTCGACCACAAGGCGGCCCCCAGCACGTTGCTGGAGGACGCGGCCTACGAGGACCCGGGCGAGCTGAAGCGCGGCCTCATGCAGGCCTACGGGCCGTTCGCGGCGCACATGGACCTGGACCGCATGGTCACGCTGGCGCACAAGCCGACGCAGGACCGGGCGAAGTTCCGCCGTTACTTCCTCAACCTGCCGGTCAGCCTGAGCGAGACGTGGCTGTCCAAGCATCTGTGGGAGCGGTGCGCGCTGCCGCAGGAGGTCGCTCCGGGCGAGCGGATCACGGTCGGGTTCGACGGGTCCGATCACGACGACTGCACGGCGATTACGGCGTGCCGCCTCTCCGATGGGTACGTGTTCACGCCGCGGTTCCCGGACGGGCGCCCGATGATCTGGACGAAGTGGGACGACGGCGACCCGGACTCGTGGCGGGTTCCGCGCGCCGAGGTCCGGGCCGGCATGTCGCACGTGTTCGCCACGTACAAGGTCGAGCGGGCCTACGGGGATCCGCCGGACTGGCGTGACGAGTGCGACGACTGGGCGGCCGAGTTCGGCGAGGAACGGTTCCTCATCTTCGAGACGAGGGTCGCCACCCGCATGTGCCCGGCCCTGGACCGCCTCAAGACGAGCGTCCTGGCCGGGGAGATCACCCACGACGGCGACGCCACCATGGCCGAGCACGTGGGCAACGCGAAGCCCGAGCGGCGCCCGTCAGGCATCGCGATCACGAAGCCGTCGCACGACCGGAAGATCGACAGCGCCGTCACGGCGGCCCTCGCCGTGGAGGCTCGCGCGGACGCGCTCAAGCTGGCCGCCGCGGTGGTCTCCAGTTCCTTCTCCGCCTACTGACCCGAAGGGGGTGCCTATGCCTGTGACCGCGCAGGAAGCCCTCCGGATCACCAGGGTTCTGGAGACCGAGCTGGACAAGCGCCAGGCCAAGATCAAGGTGTGGAACGACTTCTACGTCGGAAAGCACAACCTGGAGTGGGCGAGCGACCGGTTCCGGCAGGCGTTCGGCGGCCTGTTCTCGCACTTCTCCGACAACTGGTGCGAGGTCGTCTGCTCGGCCCCGGCTGAACGCCTGGTGCCCGTCGGGTTCCGGTTCGGCACCGGGGACGACGACGACCCGGCCGGGGCCGACAAGGACGCCCAACGCATCTGGCAGGCCTCCAGCATGGACGCCTGGGCGCGGGTCGCGCACACCGAAGCCATGGTGAAGTCGAGGGCGTTCGTTCTCGTGTGGGTGGAGGACCCGGAAGCGGTCGACGCCGAACCGGAGATCACCGTCGAGGACGCCACCCAGTGCATCGTGTCCTACGAGCCTGGCAGTCGACGGCGGCGTAAGGCGGCCCTGAAGCGCTGGGACGGCGAGGACGGCTACACCTACGCCACCCTGTACCTGCCGGACGAGATCTGGAAGTGGCGCCGCTCCTCCAGCGTCTCTGGGCTGGTGCTGCCCGAGGCGCTGACGGCCTCCTGGGTGCCGCGGGGGGACGACCCGGAGCAGATCCGCATCCCGAACCCGCTCGGCCGGGTGCCTATGGTCGAGCTCCGCAACCGGCCCCGTCTGATCGACGACCCGTCTCCCGAGCACGCCACCGTGATGCCGCTCCAGGGCGCGGTCAACAAGCTCATCATCGACATGCTGACTGCATCCGAGGCGGGCGCTTTCCCGGCCCGTTGGGGTGCGGGGATCGACCTGCCGAAGGACCCGCTCACCGGGCAGGAGGTCGACGACCCGGAGCTGTGGAAGCTGTCGGTCAGCAAGATGCTTCGCGCCTCCAACCCGCAGGCGAAGTTCGGGAACTTCGAGGCTGCTGACCTGCGTAACTTCGTTGCCGGGATCACGATGATCGTTGAGCACATCAGTGCCCTGTCCCGCACCCCGCCCACGTATTTCATGGGCAAGGTCGAGAACGTCGCAGCCGACGCCCTGACCGCCTCCGAGGCCGGGCTGACCTCGAAGTGCGGTGAGAAGACCACGTTCCTCGGTGAGGACTGGGAAGAGACGATGCGCCTCGCGTTCCTCGTCAAGGGCGACGAGCGCGGCAACAACCCGCTGGCAGAGACGATCTGGCGGGACGTCGCCTACCGCACCGAGGCCCAGCACATCGACGCGGTGCTGAAGAAGAAAGCGCTCGGCGTGCCGTGGCGTCAGCTGATGGAGGACGCCGGGTACACGCCCACACAGATCGACCGCATGGAGTCGATGCTGGAGCAGGACGCCAACCGGGCTGCTCGCGCGCTGGCGTTCAGCGGCATGGGCGGCGAGCCGCCCGAGGCCGAGTCGGTCGACGTGCCGGAGGCCGAGGAGGTGCCCGCCTGATGTCCGGGCCCACCCAGGCCGCCGCCGCACGGGCCCGAAGGCAGGAACTGCTCGCACTCCAGGCGGTCACCGCGGTCGATGAGCTGTGGCGGTACGTGAGTCCGCGGCGGATCACGGCATCGTGGCGTGTGGTCGCTGACCGGGTGCTGGCCGTCCTGGTTGCCGCGCAGATGGCGTCGGCGCAGGGCGCTCAGGAGTACGTGGCGGCGTCCCTGGAGGAGCAGGGCGCGGCCTCCGAACCCGAGGGCCGGGTGAATCCGGCGGCGTTCGCCGGGTTCGCTGCCGACGGCCGGGCGTTGTCGTCGCTGCTCGACCTGCCGCGTATCACCGCGCTCACCGGGATCGCTTCGGGGATGCCGCCGGGGGCCGCGTTGCAGGCGGGCCGCTCCCAGCTGCTGCGGATCGCTTCCTCGGAGGTCGCGGACGCGGGCCGCTCGGCGTCCGGGGTGGCCATCGCCACGAACCGCCGGGCCACCGGGTACGTGCGGGTCGTCGCCGGGGGCGCGTGCTCCCGGTGCGTGATCCTGGCCGGCCTGGTCTACGGGTCGGCGATCGCGTTCCGCCGGCACCCGCACTGCCACTGCGTCCACCAGCCCACCACCCGTGGCAACCGGACCCCGACCGTGAACCCGCGCAGCTACTTCAACAACCTGTCGGCCGCCGACCAGGACCGCACGTTCGGTGTGGCCGGGGCGCGGGCGATCCGCGACGGCGGCGACATCTTCGCCATCGTCAACGCCCGCCGCGGCACGTACACGGCGACCGCCTACGGGCGCCGGGTGCGGGCCACCTCGGAGGGCACGACCCGGCGCGGCGCGTTCTACCAGGCCGAGCGGCGGCGTGCTGTCGCTGCCGGGCAGGCCACCCGCGCGAACTTCCGGCTCCGCACTCCCCGGCTGCTGCCGGAGGAGATCTACGAGCTGGCGGAAGACCACGCCGAGGTGCTGGCGATGCTCCGGCGCTTCGGCTACATGCGATGACCCCGTGGGCGGCGCGACGCCGTCCCCCATCCCCTGTTTGGAGAGCGCGATGCTCAACACCCGTGCCCGCACCCTGGCCGCCGTCCTCGACGGTGGCGGATGGGCCCACCCCTACGCCAGCCCGTTCGTCCTGTACGCCGACGGTGGCGGAGACGGCGGAGACGGTGCAGGCCGGTCCGCTGACGACGGCGGGGACGCCGACGACGGGGGCCAGGGCGACGACGGTGACGGAGACCAGGACGGCGACCGCGACGGCGACGACCCGGACGACGACACCGACAAGGACCTGGGCGACAAGGGGAAGAAGGCGCTGCGGGAGCTGCGCCGGGAGAACCGCACTCTGAAGGCCCAGCTGCGCCAGCACGAGAAGATCGTCGGCGCCAAGCCCACCTCTGCAAGGCGCGGCGGCCAGGGCGGGGACGGCGACCAGGGCGACGAAGACCCGGAGGCGATCCGGGAGCGCGCCCGCGAGGAGGCCCGCGCCGAGGTGTGGACCGAGCGGGTCGAGGCCGCGGCGGTCGCTGCTGCGGCAGGGCGCCTGGCGAATCCGCAGCTGGCCGCTCGCCTGCTGGACCTCTCCGACGTCGGAGAGAACGACAAGGGCAAGCCCGACCGGGACGCGATCAGCGAGCTGATCGACGACCTGCTGGAGGACGAGCCCTACCTGGCCGCGCAGTCCGCGAAGGACACCGGTCGGCGGTTTCAGGGCGGTGCCGACGGCGGCGCCCGCAAGACCCCCAAGAAGACCGCGGCCAACCTCGGCGAGGCGGTCGCTAACCGTCTGGCCGGGACGACCGGCTGAACCTCACAGGAGTAGACCATGCCCGTCACGCTCGCTCAGGCGAAGCTGAACGCGACCGACGACATCGACGTCCAGGTCATCGACGAGTTCGCCAAGAACAACTTCCTCCTCTCCACCCTGACCTTCGACGACGTCGTCAACCAGGCGGGCGCGGGGGCCACCCTGACCTACGGGTACACCCGGCTGATCACGCAGGCGGACGCGGCTTTCCGTGCGATCAACTCCGAGTACACCCCGGCCGAGGTCACCAAGCAGCGCTACACCGTCGACCTGAAGCCCCTGGGTGGGTCCTTCCAGATCGACCGTGTGCTGAACCGGGTGGCCGCCGCTGCGGAGACCACGCTGCAGATGCAGCAGAAGATCAAGGCGACGAACGCCAAGTTCAACGACGCCGTGATCAACGGGGACACCGCGGTCGACGCGAACGGCTTCGACGGGCTGTCCAAGAGCCTGACGTCGTCCTCGACCGAGTACGGGGCGGCGGTCTCCACCGACTGGCGCGGTGTCACGATCGGCGCCGACGGGGCGAAGGCCAACGACGCCCTGGACGCCCTGGACGCCTGGCTGTCCATGCTGGACGGCACCCCGGACGCGATCCTCGGCAACATCGACGCCATCGCCCGCATCCGGTCCCTGGCCCGCCGCGCCGGCTACTACGACCGGGCCGCGTCCGCGTTCGGCCAGCAGATCGAGTCCTACCGGGGTATCGCCCTGGTCGACCTGGGGGCGAAGGCGGGCAGCAACAACCTCGTCATCCCCACCACCTCCAAGACGGTTGCCACCGTTGCGGGCAACTACACCGACATCTACGCGGTGCGGTTCGGCCTGGACGGGTTCCACGGCATCTCGATGGCCGGGGCCCCGCTCGTGCAGACGTGGCTGCCGGACTTCTCCACCGCCGGTGCGGTCAAGACCGGCGAAGTCGAGCTCGGCCCCGCGGCCGTCGTCCTGAAGGCCACCAAGTCGGCGGCCGTGTTCCGCAACATCCTCGTTCGCTGATCGGAGACCCTCATGGCACGCATCACGACCCCGGTGCCCGGCTACAGCGGCCAGGGCCCCGGAGGCATCATGTTCGACAAGGGCGTCGGCGAGTCCGACGACCCGGCGGTCATCGCGTACTGCGAGGGCGCCGGGTACGGCATCGACGGCGAGCCCCCGAAGCGAGAGGTTCCGGAGCCGCCGGACCCGCGCGAGGTGACGACCACCGTGGTCGGCGCCCGAGTGCGGGACGCGGCGGTGGACCCGCGGCCGGGAGACTTCCGCCCGCCGGTGAACGCCGGTGAGGCCAACCCGCACGGCCCCGAGGTGTACGCCCCGGGCCTGCCCGGTGGCGGCCTCCAGCCCACCGCCCCGCCCCTCACCCCGGAAGAGGTGCCCCAGGGCCAGGAGAAGCACGACGAACCCGAGACGCCGCGTCCGGCTCAGGCCGCTCCGGTGGCCGAGTGGCGGGCCTACGCGATCTCCCAGGTCGACAACGACCCGGAGGTGCACGCCGAGATCGAGAAGCTCACGAAGGCCGAGCTGATCAAGAAGTACGGGGGCTGACATGGCGCTGGGGCCGTTCGCAAGTGCCGCTGACCTACGGGCGCAGCTGGGGCGGGACCTCACCGCCGACGAACTGCCCCACGTTACCCGCCTGCTCGCAGGGGCCTCGCACCTCATCCGCATGACCGCCGGGTACCAGCAGATCAGCCGCGTCGACAACGACACGGTGACCCTGCGCGGCTCCGGCACCGTGGTCCTGCGCCTCCCGCAGCGCCCCGTCCGGGACGTCACCGCCGTCGCCGGGCTCACCGTCGCAGTGTGGCGGTGGGACGGCGGCGAGCTCCTCACCCGGGTCGATGGGTACTGCTGGGACGGGCCGGTCACCGTCACCTACTCGCACGGCCATGACCCCGAGGACGTCGCCTACCAGGTGGCCGCTCTCGTCGCGTGCGACGCGGTGAAACGGATGCTGATCAACCCGGAGATGATCCGGCAGCGCAGCATCGACGACTACTCCGAGACCCTCGCGGACGCCCGGGTGTCGCTGATGCCGGGCGAGCAGGACACAATCCGGCAGGCGTTCGGGGTCCGGGGCTGGGGGGTGGTCTAGTGCACGGCCTGGGGGCGTTCCTGGCCCGTGGCCGGCAGGCCCACCAGGAGCTGATGGGCGAGACGCTGCGCCTGTACCGGCAGGGTGAGGGCGTTTTCGACCGGGACACCGGGGGCACGGTGCCGGGCCCGCAGACGACGCTGTACGGGCCCGGCCCGGGCCGGGTGAAGCCGGTCGCCCAGGCGTCGGGCACGGAGGAGCAGGCCGGGGAGCGCGAGATCATGCTCCGCGACTACGAGGTGGCCCTTCCCTGGGACGCCGAACTCCCGCCCGACACCCGGGTCCTGGCCGGCGACCGGATTGAGGTCCTGTCCTCGGCGGACCCGCGCATGCCGGGGCTCATCCTGTGGGTGACCGCAGCCCAGTACTCCGGCACCGCAACGGCGTGGCGGATCAGCGCCGAGGACCGGTCGTGACCGGCGGCCGGAACCCGTTCGACATGCGGGACGTGCGGCGCCTGCAACGCCACCTGGCCCGCACGATCCCGCAGGCCCGACGGGACACCCGGGCGGTCATGATGCGCGGGGCCCTCAACGTGAAGAAGGGCTGGCAGGCCAACGCCCGCTCGTCCGCCCCGAAGCACGCCCCGGCGTACCCGCGGACCATCGGCTTCGACCTGCTGATGTTCGGCCCTGACCAGCTGCTCGCGGTCATCGGCCCGGACAAGAGCAAGGCCCAGGGTGCGCTCGGCAACCTGCTGGAGTACGGGTCGGTGAACAACCCGCCGCACTGGGACGGGCACCGCGCCCTGTACGACGAGCTGCCCGCCCTGGAGGCGCAGCTGGCGCTGATCACGGCGCGCGGACTGGCGTGGGGGGTGTGATGACGACACCGACTGTCCTGCCGCACGTGGACGCCGTCCAGGCGGCCCTGACCGGGGCCGGGCTGACCGTGTACCTCGGCGGCACCCCGACGAACGCCGGGTGGTCTCCGCCGGGGCAGTTCGCGGTCCTCTACCCCGACCCCGGCACGGCCAGCAGGGCATCGCTGGCCGGGGAGCGCACCGACTTCCAGCACCTGGTGCAGGTCACCTGCGTCGGGGCGACGGTCGAGCGGGCCCTGTGGGTGGCCGACAAGGTCCGCAAGGCGCTCGACAAGCCGCTGACGGTCGAGGGCCGGAAGGCGTGGCAGCCGGAGGACCAGGGCGGACCGCCGGTGCAGCGGGACGACGACGTCACCCCGCCCCTGTTCTTCGTCCCGGTGCAGTACCTCATCCAGTCCATCCCCTCCTGATCGGAGACCCCCATGGCGATCCTCGCCACCCAGACCGTAGCCCTCGGAGGCCTCAACCCCACCTACGCCGCTGCCGCTGGCGGCGGCGACAAGGTCGAGTGCGGTGACCGCAACTTTCTGCACGTCAAGAACGGTGCCGGGTCGCCGGTCACGGTGACGCTCACGGCGACTGCGTCGGTGCGCGGGCAGGCCGCCGCCAACGTCGTCGTCTCGGTCCCGGCGTCCGGGGAGCGTATGATCGGCCCGCTCCAGCCCGACCTGCTCCAGAACTCGACCGACAGCCTGTGCGCGGTCGGGTACTCCTCGGCGACGTCGGTGACGGTCGCCTCGATCCGCCTCTGACCACCCGTTCACCCCCTTGACCCCGAGCCGGTTGGCCGGGGTTTTCTCGTGCCCTGGAGGGCCCCATGGCTGACCTGATCTCTGACGGCAAGACCCGCGTGGTGTGGCTGGCGACGGTGGCGAACATCAACGCCCCGACCACCACCGAGCTGAACGCGGGCGCGGACTACACCCGGCGCATCACCCCGGACGGACTCAAGCTCGACCCGACCACGGCGGACGTCGACACCTCGTCGCTCGCCTCGAAGTTCGACACCAAGACCGCCGGCCGCGTCGGGTACGACGCCGAGGTGACGTTCAAGCGGGGCGACAACCCGACGGACGACGCCCCGTACACCACGCTGAAGTACGGCGTCAGCGGGTTCCTGGCGGTGCGCCGCGGCGTGGAGTTCACCACGGCGTGGACGACCGGCCAGAAGCTGGAGGTGTACCCGATCACCTGCGGTGAGCCCGCGAACAACTCCCCGGCCGCGAACGAGGTCATGAAGTTCACCTCGCCGATGAAGGTCACGGACACCCCGGCGACCGCCGCGACGGTGGCCTGATGCCCGACATCAAGGCCCTGCTCGCCAAGGCCAAGCCCCGCGAGGGCAGCACGACGATCCTCCTCGACGGGCAGGCCGCCGGGGAGATCGAGCGCCTGGAGGCGGAGCTGCTCCAGGTGTCGGAGGACTGGCAGCCCTCCGATCTGGCCGAGTCGCACCCGGGGCGAAAGATCAGCGAGCAGATCGCGAAGCTCCGCAAGGAGGCGAAGACGTCCGAGGCGGTGTTCCGGTTTCGGTACATCGGCGATGAGGCGTACTCCAGCCTGCTGGCCTCCCACCCGTCGAAGGACCCCAACGAGGGGTTCGACTCGGTGACGTTCCCCCGGGCCCTGATCGCCGCGTCGGCGGTCGACCCGGAGATGACCGAGGACGACGTCAAGCAGTTGTTCGAGGTCATCAGCCAGGGCGACATCAAGCGGCTCTTCGACACCGCGTGGGACGTCCACAACAGTTCGGGCCTCGTCCCTTTCTCGTTGGCCGCCTCCGCTCTCCTGGCGGCGGCCGTTGGCGGCGAGAGCTAGAAACCGCCCGGGCCTGGGGGGTGTCCCGCTCGGTCTTCCTCGGCCGCGCGGTGGCTCCTGGAGAGCCGCTGTTCACCGAGGAAGATCGGGCGTGGGCCCTGGCCCTGGCGGAGATCGAGGCGGACACCTGCCCCGGCTGCGGCGAGCAGTGGTCGGAGTCCTCCGCCCCTGAGAACGAATTCGAGTACACCGCCAGCCTGGTCATCTGCCACGCCTGCGGCATCGCAGCGAAGACCACCAAGGCCCACCAGGACAACAACGGCACGGTCGACGGATTGCACGTCCACGTCCAGCACCGCAAGCACGCGAGGGGGTGAGCCGTGGCCGTCCGTACCGTCACCGTCCGGCTCCGCGCCGACATCTCCAACTACACCCGCAACATGCGGCAGGCGTCCGACACCACGAGCAGGCTCGCGAACGCGTCGGCGGCGACCGGTGCGGCGATGCTCGCGGGGTTCGCCGTGGCGGCGGCGTCCGCGGCGAAGTTCGACAAGGCGCTGTCCAACGTCCGCGCGGTCACCGGTGCAAGCGCTGCGGAGATGGCCAAGCTGCGGGCGGCGGCCCTGGAGGCGGGCAAGACCACCAGCTACACGGCCACCGAGGCGGCGAACGCCGAGGCGGAGCTGGCCCGCGCCGGTGTCAGCACGGCGAACATCGTCGGCGGCGCTCTGAAGGGTGCCCTGGCGCTCGCGGCGTCCGGGCAGGTCGACCTCACCGAAGCCGCCGTCGTGTCCGCCCAGGCCATGAACACCTTCGGCCTCGCGGGCAAGGACGTCACCCACATCGCCGACCTCCTCGCCGCCGGCGCGAACAAGAGCGCGGCGGACGTGCACGGGCTGGGAATGTCCCTGCGCATGGGCGGTCTCCTCGCGCACCAGACCGGCCTGTCCATCGAGGAGACGGTGGGCACCCTGTCCGCGTTCGCGGACCACGCCCTGATCGGCTCGGACGCCGGTACGTCACTGAAGGTCATGCTCCAGCGCCTGGTGCCGCAGTCCAAGGAAGCCCAGCGCGCCATGGACGCCATCGGGTTCTCCGCCTACGACAGCAAGGGCGAGTTCGTCGGCCTGACCGAGCTGTCGGCGCGGATGAAGGAGTCGTTCAGCAAGCTGACCCCCGAGGCCCGCAACGCGGCCATGGCCACGATCTTCGGCGCGGACGCGGTGCGTTCGGCGACGATCATGTACGAGCTGGGGGCCGAAGGCATCAACCGGTACGTCGGCATGGTCGACGACACCGGCGCCGCGCAGCGCATGGCGTCCGTCCAGACCGACAACCTCATCGGCGACCTGGAGCGCCTGCGCGGCGCCCTGGAGGTCGCACTGATCGAGGGCGGCTCGGCGGCCAACGGCACCCTGCGGAACATGACCCAGTGGGTCACCGGCGTCGTCAACGCCTACAACAGCCTGCCGCCGGAGCTCCAGCACGCCGTCACCGGATTCACCGGGGTGGCCGGTGCGATCGCCCTGGTGACCGGTGCGGCCCTGCTGATGCTGCCCCGGATCGCCGCGACCCGCCTGGCACTGGCGCAGATGGGCGTGACCGCGGCGACGGTGCGCTCGGCGATGCTCGGCCTTGGCCGGCTCACCGTCGTGGTGGCCACGCTGACCGCGATCGGGCTGGGTGTCAGCAGCATCGCGAAGCAGTTCGACGAGGCCCCGGCGAACGTCACCAAGCTCACCAACGCGCTGGTCGACCTTGGGCAGAAGGGCAAGGCGTCCGGCGAGCTGACCCGCGTCTTCGGGGATGACCTGGACGACGTCGGTGAGAAGGTCGCACGGATCGCGCACCCGACCGCGATCAAGCGGGTGAAGGACTTCTTCAGCTCGTTCGACCCGTTCAACGACACGGACCTCGACAAGGCCCGCAAGGACATCGAGGCGCTCGACGAGTCCCTCGCCAGCCTCGTCGCCTCCGGCAGCCCGGACGTGGCCGCCGAGGGCTTCGCCGAGATCGCGAAGAAGGCCGAAGAGGGCGGCACGAGCGTCGAGAAGCTCCGGACGCTGCTGCCGAAGTACGAAGGCGCGCTCGTCGGGGCCGACTCCCAGCAGAAGCTGACGGGCGACTCCCAGAAGGCCCTGGGTGAAGCGGCGTCCCTGACGACGGATGACCTGAAGGAGCAGGCAACCGAGGCGGAGAAGCTCACCGCTGCACTGAAGACGTTGAACGGGGTCGCGATCGACGCGGCGGAGGGGGAGATCGGCTTCCGGCAGTCGCTGGCCGACCTGTCGGAGGCTGTCAAGGAGAACGGGCGGAGCCTCGACGTCACCAAGGAGGCCGGGCGCAACGTCAAGGGCGCGTTCCTGGACGCGGCGAAGGGGGCGATGGCGCACGCCGAGGCGGTCGCCGAGCAGACCGGCAGTCAGGAGCGCGGGGAAGCGACGCTCCGGCGCAACATCGGGCTGCTGCGTAAGCAGATGTCGGCGGTCGGGTTCTCGAAGGACGCGATCGACAAGCTGACCGACTCCTACCTCCAGATGCCCGGCGTGAAGACCACCAAGGTCCGAGCCGACACCCGGGAGGCCGTTTCCGACCTCCTGGACGTGCAGGCCAAGGTCAAGTCCACCAAGGGCAAGACGGTCACGGTCAGCGCCCTGACGAAGGAGGGCCAGAAGCAGCTGGAGGCGCTCGGCTTCAAGATCCGGTCCACGAAGGGCAAGAAGGTCACCATCGAGGTGCCGACCGGGTCGCAGAAGGCGAACGTCGAGGCCTTGAGGCGGGCGATCGCTGCGCTGCGGGACAAGTCGGTGACGATCACCACGCACCGGCGGGAGATCTCCACCAAGAGCACCGCGGGCCGGCCGACACGCGGCGAGGGCGGCGAATCGAAGTACGCCCGCGGCGGCCTGGTCCGCCGGTACGCGACCGGCGGGCCGGTCTACGCGTTCCCCGGCGGCGGCCCGATCGTCGGACCGGGCACGGGGACGTCGGACAGCATCCCCGCCCTGGTGAGCAACGGAGAGTACGTCGTCAAGGCGGCGGCCGTGCGGAAGTACGGCGTGGCCATGTTCGACCGGCTCAACGCCATGCGGCTGGCCTCCGGCGGTCTGGCCGGCTTCACCTACACCCCGACCGGGCAGCCCGTTCTCGGCGGCCCCGGGGACGCGAAGCAGCGCTACGACAAGGAGGTCGCCGACCTCAAGAAGGCGTGGGAGGACCTCACCCGGGCCCTCGCGGACGCCAAGAAGAAGGCCGACGCGGTCAAGGACGCCGAGAAGAACTTGGCGAAGGTCCGCAAGTCGAAGCCGACGAAGAAGCAGCTGGAGTCGGCGCAGGACAAGCTGGACGACGCACGGTCGGCGAAGAAGAAGGCCGACGCGGTCGTCGCGAAGGAGCGCAAGGACGTCTACGACGCGAACGCCGCGCTCGGGGTGAAGAAGGGCTCCAAGGCCCCTACGTCCTTCAACCTGGCCGCGTACCAACTCCAGCTGAACAAGTCGTTGGCGGCGACGACGAAGTGGCGCACCAACCTGGCGAAGATCCAGCAGCGCGGCGGGGCCGAGCTGAAGACGATGCTGGAGGGCATGGGCGAGGACGGGTACGCCCTCGTCAACGCCCTCGCCGGGGCGTCCAACGCCCAGTTCAACGACATCGTGAAGAAGCTGACCGCCACCGGGGAGCTGGCCAAGGCGACCCTGGCGGACTTCACGAAGCAGTTGGGGAGCTCGACGAAGGAGTCCCAGCAGTTCGCGAAGGACCTCCAGGCTCTGGCGGCACGGGGGTTCGGGGACCTCGCCCAGGCCCTGGCCGCCCAGGGAGATGCGTCCGCGATGGCCTTGGCCCGGCAGGCGGCGTCCGGGTCGTCGAAGGACGTCGCGGCGGCCGACGCCGCGGTGAAGGCCAGCCAGAAGGCGCTGACCGGGGACGACCTGATCAACTCCCTGGTCCTGCTGTCCACACTGCGGGGCCGGCAGGGCGCCGGGTTCGCCGAACTCATCGCGGCCGGGCTGGACACGGCCACCATCCGGGCCCTGGTGCCCAGGATGATGGCCCAGATCACCAGCCTCCCCCCTGCCCACAAGGACGCGTTCCTGAAGCAGTGGGCCGGGCAAGGGGGCGTCACCGCGATGGCGCGCGGCGGGATCCTCAACCGCCCGGGCCTCGTCCTCGGCGGCGAAGCCGGGGTGCCCGAGTCGTGGATTCCGCACGACGGGTCCGCCCGGTCGCGGGCGCTGCTCGCGACGACGGCCCGGGCGCTGGGCTACGACGCGCTCCCGGCCCGCCGGTGGGCCGCAGCGGGAGGCGCGGCGGCGGGAGGTCAGCAGGTCACCAACCACAACGAGGTCCACCTGTACGGGGCAAAGCAGTCGAGCGCCGAGCAGGCAATGGATGTGGCCCGGCACATGCAGCTCATCGGCTGAGAAGGGGCGGGGCGGATGTACACACCGGGCCAGGACCTGGGCGGCCTGCGGGTCGACCTCGGGGACGTTCCGCTGGGCGGGGTCGACTTCGCCGGGGTCGCCTGGCATCTCCAGAAGCTGGAGGGCTGGGACTCCTCGGACTCCCGGTCCGAGGTGCAGCGCCGGGAGGGAGACCACGGGGCGTGGTTCACCCCGGTGTACCTCGCGGAGCGGCCGATCACCTTGGAGGGGGTGATCGTCGCCCCGGACCGTACCGCGCTGGAGGAGGCGATGGAGCGGGCCCGGGGCGCCGCCGCCCTGACGGACACCGTGCTGGTGGTGCAGGAAGCGGTGTGGAAACGGGCGGTGGTGCGCCGGTCGGGGCGGCCGATCATCCAGTACCTGACGGACGTCACGGCGTCGTACAGCCTGCTGGTGACCGCGGCGGACCCGCGCCGCTATGAGGCGAATGTGCGGTCGGATACGACGGGGCTGCCCATGTCGACCGGGGGGATCAGCCCCCCGCTGACCCCGCCGGTCCTGCTGGACGCGACCACCGTGTCCGGGCAGATCACCGCCGTGAACATCGGGTCGTTCGCGACGTGCCCGGTGCTGCGGATCGACGGGCCGGTCGTCGCACCGTCGGTGTACGCCCAGTACCAGGATTCGACGGTGCGGCTCCTCGACTACACCGAGACGATCAACACCGGGGAGTACCTCGTCATCGACGTCGACTCCAAGCAGGCCATCCTCAACGGCACCGCCTCCAGGCGCCGGTTCCTGTCCGCCCAGTGGCCGGTCATCCCGCCGGGTGAGGCGGTCACCTTCCAGTTCGCCGCGGACAGCTACGACCCTGCCGCGCTGCTCACCGTCACCTGGCGGTCGGCATGGCTCTGACGAAAGGAGGCCGCTGATGGTGGCTGTCGACCCCACATGGATCAACGGCGTGCAGCTCGACGGGGTCGAGTTGCGGCGCGTGCAGGCCATGGGCGTGATGAGCGACGGCACCGCCCTCGGCGCCCGCGGCGGGGTACTGCCCGGGTCCGGGGGGCTCGCGGTGTCGGTGGTCGGCTCGGCCATCACCGTCGGCTCCGGCGCCGCCTGGGTGTACCGGGCCGGACAAGGGGTGTACGGGGTGTCCCTGAACTCCGGGGGCAGCCACACGCTGAACGCCGCGCACGCCACGCTGCCCCGCGTCGACCTGGTGTACCTGCGGGTGTGGGACAACGGTGTGGACGCCTCCGGCCTGAACCAGGCGGACACCGTCTACCTGGCGGGGACCGCGTCCTCCACCCCGTCCGCGCCGACTCCGGCCGGAACTCAGATCTACCTGCCGCTCGCCACGATCAGCGTCCCGGCCTCCGGCGGCGGCTCCCCGAGCGTGAACAACAACGTCGCAAAGACGGTCGCCCCGGGCGGGATCCTTCCCGACCCGGCGGCGCCTGGCCTGTACGCGGGCCAGTACCGGGACGACGGGAGCGGCCTCCAGCGGTACGACGGCAGCGCCTGGGGGTATGTGCAGCCGCTTGGCCTCGGGCGTGTCCTGTGGGGCCGCAAGACCGCGAACACGTCCCGGTCGAACACGGCGACGGTGGCCGCCGACCCGCACATGTCCCTGTCCGTGGTGCCCGGCACCTACGCCATCGACGCCCTGGTCATCTACTCCGGGGACGCAGCGAACGAGCTGCGTCTGGGCTGGACCGCCCCGGCCGGGACCACCGGGTCGTGGTGGCCCGACGCCCCCGACCCGTCGGCCGGCGGTTTCGCCGCCCTGCCCCGGTGGGGTGCGGTCACCGACATCGGTACGACCACCCAGTCGGTGGGCGCAATCGGCACCAGCAACACCCTGGCGTGCCGGGTCACAGGCACCGCCACGGTGACGACCGGCGGCACCCTGGCTTTGGCTTGGTCGCAGTCGGTGTCAGGGGGAACGGCAACCGTGCTGTACGCCCACTCCCACCTGCGGCTGCACCGGATGTCGTGATGGAGAACGCGATCCTGCTGGAGAGCATGGCCCGGCCTATCGGGCCCGAGCAGCATCCGGTGGAGCTGGCCTGGTTCGGCTGCGACTTGCGGACCGGGCAGATCATCGAGGACCTGCCCGGCCTGCGCCCCACCGGGGGCCTATCCCGGCGCCTCGGGCAGGCGACCAGCGCCAGTTTCGAGCTGGACCTGGGCGGGGCGCCGCGGGGCTGGCAGGAGGCCACCGACCAGGGGCGCACGCTCCTCGTTGGCGTCGACACCCACACCGACCTGCCCGTGTGGGCCGGAATCGTCCTGCCACGCGAGGGCGGGTCGGCGAACACCGTGACGCTGGGGGCGGCGACACCGGAGGCGTACCTGGACCGCCGCTACACGGGCACGCAGGTCCTTATCCAGCAGGACCAGGCGACCGTGCTGGCCGCGCTGATGACGGCCCCGCTCACCCAGGGGCCCCCGTTCGTCATGGACGCCCCGCCCACCGGGGTCCTCATCGACTTCCAGGTGCTCGACTCCGACGACCGCACCGCCTTGTCGGCGATGCAGGAGGTCATGGGTCAGGACGGCGGCCCTGAGTGGACCATCGACGTCGAATGGGCGTCCGCCGCGAAGACGGGGTTCGTGCTGCCGGTGCGGGTCCGCAAGGCCATCGGCACGCAGGCGCCCCAGCCGGAGGCGGTGTTCGACTTCCCCGGGTGCGTCACCTCCTACACCCTCGCCGAGTCCTACGAGGCCGGGAAGGGCGCCACCGTCACCACCGCCCGCGGCGAAGGCGAAGGGGACTCCCGGCTCTCCTCTCCGTCGAAGATCGCCTCTGACTTGGAGGCGGCCGGGTGGCCCCGGTACGTGCACCGCTTCACCCCGGCCTCCGGGATCACCGACCCCGCCCAGCTCGACGCTCACGCGGCGAAAGCCCTGGCCCTGATGGCGACCGGCGCGAAGGTGTGGACCGTGGAGGCCGCCGCGTCTCAGGCCCCACGGATCGGCCGGGACTGGGGGCTGGGCGACACCGTCCGCATCTGCGTCGAGCACTCACCCCGCCACCCCGACGGAGCCGAGGTCGTCGCCCGCGCCTGGTCGTGGGAACTCGACCCGGCCGCCGACCGTGTCCGCCCGATCCTCGTCGAGGAGGACTGAATGCCCACAGCAGGCGACCAGGTGCCCGGAGGGGCCACCGACTTCGACCGGCGTCTCAAAGCCATGGAGCGGGAGGTGCGGGAGCTGCGGGCCGCCCGCCGGTTGCAGAACGCCTCCGTCGGCTCAGGTGGTCTGCGGATCGTGGACGGCGGCCAGTTCACGATGCAGACCCCTGAGGGCCGGCGCATGGTCGACATCGGGGCGATCGCCTCCAGCGACTACGACCACACCGACGGCACCAAGCAGCAGGCCATCTTCATCCGCCGCGAGGACGGGTCACTGCTGTTCGGGTGCTTCGCCTACCCGCTTGGCGCGAACGGGGACCTCCAGGCGTGGACGTTCTACGACCGGGAGAAGAACAACATCCTGGCCGAGGACACCGCATCCGGAACCGGCCTGGCCCGCCCGTGGCTGCCCATGAACACGCCTGTCGCCTCCGACAGCGCGCAGTGGCCCCGCACAACGAACGCCGCGTACACGACGGTCAGCACGGCGTGGAACACGAAGTGGCAGCCGCGCATGCGGGTGTACGGGCTGACCGCCGCCGTCGGCACCGCGACGGGGGATGTGCAGCTGCTGCTGAACGGGGCCGCGTGGGGCCCGTCCGTGTCGATCGGATCGAACATCGACTACACCGGCGACCTGCCCGGGGACATCGGGGACTTGTTCCAGCTGGAGGTCCAGGCCCGCCGCGTGACCGGCACAGGCTCCGCAGCCGCCCAGATCTTCATGATGTACAGCCGCCAGACCTAGGGAGCATCTGTGAACCGTGCCGGATACCGGCTCACCCTGGACCTGCCCGAACCCCTGCTGCCGTGGCGCGACCGCCCCACGAAGTGGGAGAACGCGTCGCCCGCGTCCGGGCCGTACCGGCTGAACACGGCCGGGGAATACCTCTACTACCCGGACGGCGGAAGCGCCGGCTACGACCACCCGGTCGGGCAGGCCCAGTTCGGACTCGGGTGCATAGCCAGCTACCGCACCGAGACCGACCCCGCCCGCCGGGCCCTGTTCCTCACCCGGGCCCGTGCGCAGGCCGAGCGGCTCATCGCCCGACACGTCGAGGAGCGCGGCGCCTGGTGGTTCGAGTACGGCTTCCCGTTCACGCACGCCGTACACACCGGGGTCGACTACACCGCACCCTGGTACTCCGGCATGGCACAGGGAGAGATCATCAGCCTGTTCGTGCAGCTCGCCGAGCTCGACGCGGTGTGCCAGCAGGACCGGGACCGGTACATGGCCGCCGCCGACGGTGCGCTGGCGTCGCTCCTGATCCACGACGAGACCGACCCGTGGTGCGTGAACGTCGACAGCGCCGGCTACCTGTGGATCCAGGAGTACCCGGGCGCCACCCCGGGGACCGGCGACTACACGTACAACGGCATGATCTTCGCGATGTTCGGGCTGTACGACTACGCGCGAGCCACCGGCAGCACGGAGGCCGCCGACCTGTACGACGCGTGCGCCACGACGATCGCCCGGTACTTCCCGCTGCTGCGGAACACCCGCTGGCACTCCTTCTACTGCCAGACCCATCGGGTCCCCGCCCCCACGTATCACCAGCACCACATCAACCTGTTCTCCCAGCTGCACTGGCAGACGGGGTCACCGGACTTCGCCGAGCACGTCGACCGCCTGGTCGACGACTTCCCCGCGCCCGGGGTATCGGGCACGGTTCGCTTCGAGGCGGGCAGCCACACCCTGTACCGGTTCGACACGGCAACCGGCGGGGGCTGGACCGCGGCCAAGGGCGACGCCGAACTGGAGCGCCGCACGGTGTCGTTCTCCCGGGCCACGCAGGCGCCCGCGACGATGCGCCGCCGTATCCAGGGCCGGGGGATCTGCTACCTGATCGGCTCCGGCGCCTACGCGGGTTGGTGGGTCGGCGAGTCCTGGACCCGGGCCTATCTGCGGGGCGCCCACCTGCCGACCGTGTACCGGCCGGCCCGCACGGTCACGATGCCGGGCGCCGCGGGGACCGAGGTGTATCAGATCGGCGGGGACGGGGCGGTCACCGACGTGAAGACCCTCACCCCTGCCGCCCCGGTGCCGTGCGACCGGCGGGCGATCGTCAACGGCCGGCCCATGTTCCAGCTCACCGACGGAGAGGCCGCCGGCTACTGGGTGCCCGCGTCCTCGGTGACCGCCGACACGGCACCCGCCGTCACCGCCTGACCCACCCCGAACTCACCGCCCCGTGCCGTCTGGCCCGGGGCTTCGTCACGTCTGGAGAACCGCATGAAGCTGGTCACGAGATCCCAGCTGGGCTGGCCGGCGTCGGCCGCGCCGTCGCAGTCGAGCACGAAGGGCGTGAAGGTTCACTACGAGGGCACGGCCGTGAGCACCAAGCTGCTCACCGACCATGACGCCTGCCTCGACGAGTGGAAGAACATCCGCCGCTCGCACCTGGCGAACACCGCCGAGAACTACAGCGACGTGGCGTACAACTACGCCGCCTGCCCCCACGGGTACCTGCTGGAGGGCCGTGGCCTCCGGCGCCGCACCGGGGCGAACGGTAACCAGGCGCTGAACCAGGCGCACTACGCGATCCTCGGCCTGGTCGGCAACAGCGGCCTCACCGAGCCGCCGGACCTGATGCTGTCCGCGATCCGCGACGGCATCGACCTGATGCGGAAGAACGGGGCCGGGCCCGAGATCAAGGGGCACCGCGACGGCTACGCCACCGCGTGCCCCGGCGGCCCCCTTTACGCCTGGGTGCAGAAGGGTGCACCGCGCCCGGCCGCCGTACCCGCCAACCCCCCGAAGGAGGACCCCGTCATGCCGCTGAGCAAGGACGACGTATCGGCCATCTGGAAGACCGACGGCATCCTGGCCGCCCCGTCCACGGCCGCGAAGGGCAACACCCACTGGACCGCCGACAGCTACGTGCGGGACATCCACGCCCGGCTGCGCGCCGTGCAGGGCACCCTCGACGCCACCAACGCCACGATCCGCACCATGGCCGAAGCGCTCGCCGCCCGCGACGCCGCGGTCGACGTGGATCACCTGATCGAGCGGATCGAATCCGCGCTGCGAGGCGTCACCGTGCGCCTGGAAACGGAGAGCTGACCATGCCGAATCACCCTGTCGAGGCGAAGGTCAAGGCCGCGTCCACCGGCGCGTTCCTCGCCGGGCTCGCGGTCGCGATGCTGAACGCGGTCGTCGCCGACAGCAGCCTGCTGGGACCGCTGCCCGCGTGGCTCCAGGCCCCGCTCCTCGCGCTGGTCCCGACGGCCCTGGCGTGGCTGGGCGGCTACCAGGCGCGGCACACCCCGAGGAGCATCGTCTGATGCGCACCGCGGCGGCTCGGTGGCTGCGCCGGCACCTGGGCCGCCGCGGCCAGTTCCTCCTCATCCTGGGTATCGGGAAGATCTGTTGGGGCGTCGGGTTCATCGTTACCCCGCAGCAGGACCCGGCCGGGCTGAGTCTCCTCACGGACCGGTGCAGCCTCGCCTCCTGGGCGTGGCTGTGGATCATCGCCGGTGCGGTAACTGCGACCTGCGCATTCCTGCGGATCGGCCGGGACGGGCTGGGCTTCTATGCCGCGCTCCTGCCGCCGTCGGTGTGGGCTGTCGCGTATTTCTCCGCCGTCCTCACCGGCGAGTACGCGCGCGGCGGGTTCGTTGCGCTCTGGTACCTGACGAGTCACGTCGGGGTGATCATGTGGGCCAGCACGGTGCCGGAGTTCTCCGTCCCCTCACCGCCGCGCCGGGCCCGGAAAGGTACGGCCCCGTGAACCTCACGGAGATCGCGACGGTGGTGACGGCGGCGGGCACGGTCCTGGGTGGCGGCGGGTTCTTCGTGGCCCGCGCGACGGTTCGTGCGGCGCGGGTGACCACGGCGGCGCAGGAGGCGATTGCCCGGATCCAGACGGAACCGCAGGCGGAGGCCCAGCGGTTCTCGGTGCTGCAGGCCACGGTCGAGCGGCTGGACGAGGAGAACGGTCAGCTGCGGGGCAGGCAGGCGCGGTTCGATGCGCTGCTCGGGGGGTTCTCCCGGACGGTGAACCGGCTGATCTACCGCATGGAACGGGCGGGGATACCGCCCGAGCCGGAAGACGTTGACGAGCTGGTGCGCGAGTACATGCGGACCGGAGCCTGACCCTGGCCCCCACTGCTTCGGCGGTGGGGGCCTTTCGTCATGCCCCGGTCGTCCGTGCGCACTCCCGCCCACCACCGGCCCGCCGTACCCTGGCGGCCACGGCACCAGCCAGACGGAGGGGCACCATGGACATCCCCGAGCAACTCGCCAACGACGAGCTGAGCACCGGCGAGCGAATCCGCGTCCTACGCGAGTCGCGCGGGATGTCGCGGGCGGTCCTCGCCCAGCAGTGCGGGCGCGGCATCGAGTGGCTGAAGAAGATCGAAAGCGGCGAACGCGAACTCAGGGACCACGGCCTGCTGCTCCAACTCGCCGCCGCACTCCAGATCGCCGACCTGTCCGTCATCACCGGCACGAACACCCCGGCCGCCATCGCGGCGACGGTCCCGCTCGGCCGGCTCTCCCACCCGGGAATGCCGGACATCTGGGCCGCGGTCATGACCCGCAGCCTCGTACCGGCGGCGTCCGGCCCGGTCGACCCGGTCGCGTTGCAGGGGCGCGTCGATCAGACGTGGCGCCTGTGGCACACCTCAAGCCACAACCGGACCGAGGTCGGCGCGCTACTGCCCGATCTGATCCGGGACGGGGAGCACGCGGTACGGACCCTGGACGGAAAGCGTCGGCGGCTCGCGCAGATCGCCCTGTCGGACATCTACCGGCTGACCGGGCAGGCGACCGCCTACGTTGCGCCGGCCGAACTGGCGTGGGTCGTCGCAGACCGGGCCCTGGCTGCAGCGCACGGGGCGGACAACCCGCCGGCCATAGCGGCGGCCGCCTGGAATCTCGGCAACATCCTGCGGGAGACGGCCTACCCCGAGGAGGCACTGCGCGTCGTCAACGAGGCGGCCGACCTGATCCGCCCCCACCTCGACGGGGCGCCGGAGGACTGGCGCGGGATCTACGGGGCGCTCCAGCTGCATGCCGCGGTCACCGTCGCCCGGGAAGGGCGGGAGGGCGACGCCTGGCGGTACTGGGACCGCGGGGACCAGGTCGCGAAGTCCCTGCCCGCAACGTATGTGCACCCGAGCACCGTGTTCGGGCGGGCCAACGTCGACTTCCACGCCGTCAGTGTGGCCACCGACCTGCAGAAATCGGCGCGGGCGATCGGCCTGGCCGACGACATCGACCCCGACGTCATGCCCTCCGTGGAGCGCCGGGCCCGCCTGTGGGTCGAGGTCGCCCGCGGCCACCTGCAGCGCGGCGACCGCACGGCCGCGCTGCACGTGATGCAGATGGCCCACCGCATCGGCGCCGAGACCGTCTCGTACACCCCGTCCGCCCGGACGGTCGCCGCGGACCTGTGGCGGAACAGCCCCCGGTCGATGCGTGCGGAGACGAGCAAGCTCGCGGAATCCGTCGGAATCACTACCGCCGGGTAACGGGTACAGGTTGGGACACAGGTACAGGTTGTACCTGTTCTCCCTTGCCGGGCCCCTTACGGTGACGTCCCGTCATCCACGTAGGGGGCCTACATGACCTGGCACGCTTCACCGCAGCGCAGCGCGTTACCGACCGGCGACCCGACCACCGGCGAGGTGCGTGTGCCCGTCGCCCTGTACGACCTCGACCGCCTCCAGGCCGAGGTGCCGCTCGTACTGTCCCGCTCGGAAGCAGAGGCCCTGCGTGCCCACCTCGACAGGCTGCTCGCCGGGACGCTGGTCCCCGTGCCCGCCGGGGGGACACGGTGA